ATATTCAGTTGCATAAGGCACATCAAATACACCTGTATCAACATAACTTGTTCTAGCTAATGATCCTGTAGTCCAAACTTGTTCTCCATAATTATATGTAACAACTCTATCTATTTGATCTGATCCTGATTTTGCATAAAACCAGTTTACTTCACTATAAAGTGTGTTGTGTTCTGAGTAGATAATATCACTTGCGTTAAAATTAATTCCTAAATTATCACCATCAGTATTAAATACAAAATCCTCAACTAAACAAGGTAAAGATTTAACTGTACCATCAAATAAAAAGAATCCACCTTCACCTGACATCCAAAATACAATACCGTCAGAATAGCTCAAAGCATTTTGACCAATCAATCCACAGTTTGTACCAACTTGTTTCACAGAAAAAGTAAATGGTGGACCAACAAATTGAATTACGTATGCAGAGCTATCTGTTAAAACTAAAGTATAGTCTTTACCAGATACAGCACCTACAATTTTATTTCCTTTGTCTAATCTAAAACTACCTGCAGTATTAACTGCTGTCGGTGTATATGTGTTTAAATCTTCTTGATTTGAAAATCTTATAAACATTGGATCAACAGTTGACGTATCACCAATAGTTGTTTCTGTTCCAAAATGAAACAAGTGTCTATCTCTATCTGAAACTTGTGTTAATCTAGATGACGTTGGATTGTTTGATGTAGAAAAATTTGTAGTCGTGGTTGACGCTCTAATTGATCGTGCGTTTGATGCACCTGCATTCCATGTAAATGTTTTACCACCTTTAATAGTTGCAACCAATACCTCTCCAAAATTATCAAGACTCCAGAGGCCTGGTTCCAGAACAACATCACTGGTTGTTCTTTCAGTTCCCCAAGTTGATGTGCTCCAAGTATCTGTGCCCCAACCATAACCTGCAGTTTGAAATGTTGGACCAACTTCAACATATGGATTAACTGTTGCTGCACCTGCAGCTGTCATTCCTGTTCCAGACTCAACAGACGCCATTGTGATTGTAAAACTATTTGTGCTAGCTGTTACAACCTCGTAAGCTCCTTCCGTAAAATCTGCCGTCGCGTATCCTGTAGCACCTCCTCCAGGTAATGATACAGAAGTAAATGTAAAATACTTACCTGCAGATAAACCATGTGATGTTTTATTTACAGTAACTGTCGCTGAGTTATTTGTAGATGTAAATGTAAATCCGGTAATAGCTGTATCCAAAGGAGAAATGTCATAAAAGTCATTTCCATAATATAAAAACAAACCTTGTGATGTTCCTATTGCGGCATATTTTTCCCCTACTATACTAGTCCAAGTATGTTGTGCACGTGCTGCTCCAGGTAAAGTTAGACTAGCTGCAGTTAATTGATTCCAGCCACCTATTTTTTCAGGTAAGCCATATCTGAATCTAACAAAATCACCATCAACCCATTGAGACTCTGCTCCTGAATCTGTGACCATCTTATTAAAACCAGGCTTGAAATTTAATTTTTGTAGCATATAGTGCTTTATATATTAGTTTTTTAGAGAATGAAAGCTGGAAAATGATAGAATTTATAGACAAAGATCCAAGATTAACACACAGTCAAGGTATACATATAACTTATCCTAGACATGTTTTGATAACGTTTGGAAATTATCCTATTGTAGAAGATATACATAATTTTATTATAGAAATTAAAAAAAATTTAAATGAAGAAGAATCATATCAAACAAATGTAAAAGGAAAAAAGACAGAATGGAAAATTTTTAACAATCACCCTTTAACTACAAAATTTATTAATTTTTGTATAAGCAAACATCAATTATCTAATCAAAATTTATTTGAATATTTTTATGAAAGAAAAACTATTGAGAGTTGTTGGGGAAATGAATTAGGTAAAAATGATTATGTTCAACTTCACGATCATAATTCTTATTCGTGTATTTTATATTTGACTGAAGGAATGCCATTATGTTTACCAGAACTAAATATAAAAATAACTCCAAAACCTGGAGACTATTATTTTTTTCCTCCTTGTATAAAACATTATGTTGATGTAAATACAGAGGATACAAAAAGATATTCTATTGTTATAAATATAATTGATAAAGGTGATTGGCAAAAACAAAAATATTTTGATCTTTTATAAAAATGAAAAATAAAACAAAAGAAAAAACATTTGATATAAGTAATTTCATAGGTGTTTATGATAATTATATTACAAAAGAAGAATGTAATAAGGTTATTAAATTATATGAAGAAGAGAGTAAATTTAAACATACGATAGATAGACTGACTGAACAAAATAAACCAATAACTGAAATGAAAGATAGACAATTTTATGCTGCTTCTTCTAATTTAGAAATTTGGTGGAACAGTATAAAATCTATGGTATATAATTTTGATATAGCTTGGAGTCATTATGTTAAAAACACAGGAGCCTTAGATGCTTACAAAGGCAGTAATTTTAAGTTTACGACTTTAAAAGTTCAAAAAACTCTACCTACAGAAGGTTATCATATTTGGCATATTGAGCACTCATCTCAAACTAATACACCATATAGAGCTTTTGTTTTTAGCATATATTTAAATGATGTGGAAGAAGGTGGAGAAACAGAATTTTTACATTTTTCAAAAAGAGTTAAACCCAAAGCAGGTAGAATAGTTATATGGCCTGCAGGTTTTCCATATCTACACAGAGGAAATCCACCACTCTCTGGTGAAAAATATTTATTAACTTCTTGGATGCTTATAGAAGATGATCAAAATAATAGATGATTTTTTTGATAAAAGTATTTTAAAAAAAATTCAAAATCATATAATTAGTAATGTGTATTATACACCTAGATGGTATGAGGGAAAAGAAAAAACAAAAGAAAACTATTATGGTCTTAGATTTAGATTAAATAACGATCCTGAATTAGAAGAAATATTTGTTAAACAAACAGAAAATAAATTTAAAATTAAAATAAAAAAATTAGATCCTGATAGCGGAATTGATAAAAGAAATTTAAATAAATTTTATCCCCATATAGATGATGGATTAAAAATAAATATTTTAATAATGTTATATGGTCCAGTGGCTGTTACGAATGGCACTGTATTTTATAATGGCACTCCTGAAAAATGTGAGCTAGACATACATGTGGGTTTTAGACCTAATAGAGCTATTTTATTTCCTTCAAATTGGGTGCATTCTTATCATGCAAGTAATTTACCAAATTTACAAAGATATACTTCTACTTTATTTATTGAAGATTACGAAGATGTATAAGAAGTAGGTCTTGGACCTTTTTCAGACTCATCTCTATCGTCACCATCCCACTCAGTTTGTAGTTTATCTAAATGAGCTGCATCCCATCTACTAATAAATTGTGAAACATCACCTAAATCTGCTTCTGCATAACTACAGTGAGGAGTAGTGTCTCTATGCTCTACTTCATCGGAAGTAACTGAAGTGCCATGTTGAATAGCCCAGATATTAGAAAATTTAGATTGAGACCAAAAAGCATTGTCATCAATTATATATCCAACACCTTCACCTGATCCTTCATCATAATTTTTAATTATGCATCTATCATCAAATACTATTGTCCAATTTGCGTTACTTGCCATTTTTTCTCCTATGTTTTTATAATATAAATAATTGTTAAATAAGGTTGTAATATAGATGGGTTAACTGTATTCCCTGAAAAAGTTGCACTCATATTATGTGAGTGACTTCCACCACTACCAGTGTTACTAGAAACGTTTTGAGCAGGGTTTCTTAGAGGGTTAGGAGCAAAAGTAAAACCAGTACCTCCATGAGTATTCTGTTGTCTGTAATAGAAGTGACTGTGAGATGCAAGTTGCGGTGTCGATAAAGTAGCATTAGCTGTCGAACCACCTACGTTTCCTGAAGCTGTAACTGGAGTAGTGTTAGCTCCACCCGTTGATGCTAAGGCTTTAGTTCCAGATTTTCCAACTGCTACGTTATCCTGTAGATCAGGTAATCCAAAAGTAGATGAACCGTCTCCAGATCCATAAGTTGTACCTATAATTCCAAATAAATCTGCGTAAGTAGATCTTGAAACATTTGCACCATTACATTCTAAAAAACCTGTTGGCACTGAAGAAGAAGACCACGGCACAATAGTTGCTGTAGGAATTCCTTCGATACCAGTAAGAGATGCTCCTGAAAAATTGTATTTTGTTGCTTCGTAATTTGACATATTATTTCTCCGTGTAAGTCCATCCTGTTGTAGCGTCACCTGAATATACTAATTCAAGTCCAGCA